TTTTGGCATAATCGCCAGCGTGTTTTTTGTGCGCGTCTAGTATGGCTTGAATAATGTCGCCTGTACTTTGATCGCTTTCCAGCATTTCGTGCCGATTTTGAAACGGCGCTAGCTGGCCCATTAACACATTTACATTCATATTGTACGACTTTCGCTAATTGGTACAACTAATCCGTCCACATTTGCTGTTCCCTGAAAACTAGCAGCTATAGATCCTACAGGCTGCGTCAAAATTTCTCTAATTGATTGGAAAACTCCAGTTGCACTAGGTCTAGCTGTAAGTCGTAAAATACTTTCTTGGTTAGGTAAAACTTTCTGATCGCCAAATGCTGAAACATTAGCCAGGTACTTGTCATTAACACTAATTGATCCAGTAATACTTTTAATAGTGATAGTTTGATTCGTCGGATTCTGCACTGCCATTTCCACGTTAATAGTGGGCGCTAGTAGCGTGCCGCCTGGGCGCAGGCTGCGCAGCATAAAATTTGCTTTTTGGCCAAAACGAAGTTTGGAAAGTAAGTATATCGCGGCTACGCCACCAACTACCCAAAAGATATTTCGCATTGTGCTATTGCTAGCGGCTTTTTTGATCCTGTCGTTTGTCTAGTTCCGAAAATAAAAAACCTTTCGCACTTTACCAAATTTTACCAGCTAAAAACGTGATTTTTCAATGTTAATAACTGCTTTTCGATTTATATATGCAGGTCTTTATAGGACCTAGCATAGATAAATCGAAGTTACAGAAAAAATGTGAATAACTAATTTATTTTACCCTAAAAATTATCCACAATTTTTATGTTACCTGTATTGACCTTTATTTAAAAAAGTATAGTTCCTAAAGTATAGACATAAAAATAGGCCCTAGTAGAAACCAGGGCCGTTAAACTTGCTTGCAATTAAACCAATACTGCCTATGAATGAACGAATTTAGCGCTTATTTCTCAAAGTCGCGTATAAGCCAGCTGCGGCGCTCAAATTTGCCACTTTCTTTGTCGTACCAGTTAATATACCACGCGCCAGCTTTTAGGGCAAATTCGGCAAATCTTATGGCGCTGCTGATATTTCTGTACTTTCTAGGTCTTTTTGTGCCAGGCTGAAAAAAAACTATTGCAGTTTTTAACTCTTTTGCCATTTTTTACTATTTTTACTGTGAATACAGGTGACTTGCGGTTAGTTCCGTAGTCGTTTGTCAGTAGCCAGTTGAGTTTCACTCCTGGCTACTTTTGTTTTAGAACGGTAGTTCGTCAATCATTATGCTATCTATATTTCCGTCCTTTACTCCTGTTCCCATTTCTAGGCGCTGCTGCTCGCTGCCTGGCCCTTCCTGGGGTTTCGGTACTATTTCTGTAAATAAAATTCGCAGGTAATTGCCGCCTGCTTTACTCTTATTTACCCAGCCTGCAATTTTGTACTCTTTGTCTGCTACAACTGCTTTTCCGCTGTAGTCAGGCGAAAACTCTTTTGCCTTTTGCTGATTTTTGTAAAGGCTGCCGCTGTTGTTTTTAGTTTCCATAGTTTTTGTGTTCAGTTTCCTCTGTTCCCAGGTTTAAGATTTTTTTGTTTTTTTAGGTAGTGTGATAGTTTCCTGCTGTATGTAAGGCACTTGCTGCCAGTTACCGTTAAAATTCATTATAGCAACTGGATCAAAGTCATCGCTGCTGCGTAGATATTTTGGTTTAAGTACGAACTGTCCTGCGTCTTTATTTTTTTCAACTATCATTGTAGATTGCGCCCAGCGGTCTGTATTAGATCCTAAATGACCTAGCGTTTCGCCCTGGCCTTTACCCAGGTGCAGCACGCCAATCATTAAGACGTTATATTGTTTTGTGATCCGCTTAAACCAGTTAGTCAGCCTGCGCGTTTCTTCTTCGCTATTGTAATTTAAACATAGATCCAGCAAGCCGTCTACAATAATACAGGCGCAGTCGGTATTGTCTATTAGGTACTGCTCAATCATAGAGCGAATACGTCCAGGCATATCCTCGCGAAAAGAAAACGCGTCAAAAGTATCAGGTAACTTTTTTTTATCAGCTAGCGCTAGGATCTTGTCAATTTGCCTATAAAAATCGTAGTCCGACATTTCTGTATCAAAGTAGCCGATCCTGGGCCTATCTGTAGGCAGCTGCAACTTCATACCCCAAATTCCCTGGTATGGCGGCACTAGGGCCGACGCTGCAGCTGCACTAACAAAACTACTTTTTCCTGCTTTTGGTAAGCCGCTAAAAATAATGTATGACTGAAGGGTTGCGACTACCTTACTTTGAATAGTAAAAATAGGCTGCTGTATTGCAGGCCGCTGCGCAGGATTGTATTTCCTGGCCTGTAGTAAGTCAGTTAGTTTAGGTAGTTCGTTTGTCATTGTTTAGTAATTCCAGTAGCTAGATAGCCATAGCATAAAAGCTAAAATAACGAATAGCCAAAATTTAGGACTATTCCACAATTTGTAAAGTATCTTTTTCATTGTTATTTAGTTTTTTTAATTCGTCCAAAAGTTCCTGGGCCATAATGATAGCAGCCTGCGCTGGGGTAAGCATATCGCCATTTTTTGATAGTTTTTTTGTACTGGCTAACTCTAGGTAATGCGGCAACAGTTGCAGGCTAAAATACTCTAGTTTAGATAGTCCAGGGATCGGCGCTACTAGTCGGCCTAAATTGTCTTGTGCTACTTGCGGTGGAAACGCAGGCGCGTCATAATGTACGTTTTGCATAGTTTATATGTTTTGATTAAAAAAATAATTGCAAAGCCTATCTCTACTAGTCCTAGTACAATTAAGCATACTAGTCCAGTCCAGGCAAATGTTAGAATAAATTTTAGCTTATCTCGTAATGTCATTAGGTAAATATTGACTGTTAGTAACCTGGCGCTGATAATAATCAATGCTATCGTCAATAAGCACGCGCAGTTCCATAGCCAAATTGAAAGGGATCAAACGCTGTTCAATTAGCGCTTTACTTCCGCAATCAAAAGTAACCTCTATAGTCACTTTAGATCCTTCCAAATTTTTACCTAAAAATTGTAGTGTGTTAATTTTGCCCTGTAGCATTGACTTGTATGCTGCTAGGTCAATAGCTGTAGTAGCCATAGTTAAGAATTTTGGTTAGTAAGTTCGTTTGTCAGTACGAATTTATATAACAATTTCGCATATAAACAAAAAAAAATTTAGCTGTGACTGGCTAAATTCTTTAAAATGCTATATTTTAGGTAGTTAGGATAAAAACAGTTCAGCCTCTAATTTGCGTCTGTTAGTAAGTCCTGGCACTTCTTTACCAGCTACTTTATTCCAGCGTAAAAACTCCGCTGCTACATTACTAGAATTTTCCCCTGCATTTAATTTTCGCAGTAGTGTAGATCTACTAAATGCGCCTAGTCCTATATTGTAAGCCAGGCTAGTTAGCGCTGCTAGTTGATTTTCTGTTACTGGACGTTTTAATAATGCTTTTACGCGGCCCTGTACGCTTGCTGTAGTGATCTTTAGCCACTCCAGCGCTTTTGCTTTTGTAATTACGTCGCCCTGCTTAATTGGTAGGCCTGTTTCGGGATTAATTGTATTACCATAGCCAATAGTCCATAGGCCGCCGCTATCTTTATAGGCGCGTAGACGCAACCCCTCAAATTTTGCTATAATCTTTGCAGCAGACACTTTACCAGCAAATAAAATAAGCGCTAGAAATGTTAGGCCAATAATATAAACTTTTGCACCCTTCATTCATTACAGACCTGTTTTATCAAAGTCCTTTGCTACTCCTAGACCTAGTCCAGTTGTTATTGCTGTAATGCCCTCAATCATTTGCCCTTTTAGGATCAATGCGACGCCGCTAATTAAGCTGGCTAGACCGAAAAACGTAGTTTTCCAGTTACGCGGTTTTTTTACTTTCATATTTTAAATAGTTTATTCCGTTATATAGTATCGTAGCTATTCCCAGGCCTGCTAGGATCAATTTTTCGCTATCTGTTAATTTAGGACGCATAGCAGCGTAGAGCATAAACGGCCCTATAAAAGCTACGTCAGCTAGCCTAATTAACTGCGTTTTCATTAATCTTTAATTAAATGCTCTAGCAGGATATCCAGCTTTGTTTCTAGCCTGGTTAAACGCTGGTCGTGGTCGTCATTTTGCTTAATCTTTTCTTCTAGCGCTTTTACGCGCTGATTAAGTACGGCCCAGCTTGCGCCTGCTGAAAAAATACTAGTTACTACTATCGCTATTACTTGGCTGTCCATTTTCTTTTTTCGTTTCTTCTGCGATCTGTGCGTTCACTTCACGCAATTTCATTTGTAAAAACTCAATGTTTGCTAATAGATCGTAAGCCTGCGCTTTTAGTTCAGTCAAGTTTGTCATTTTTTACGGTATTAAGGTTAAATTAAGTTGCGCACAAATATACTGATAAGCCGCTAAATTTACGTCGCTGGTAGATCCCCAAACGTCGTATGCCTCGCCGCTGATCGTAGTATTGCCTTGCGTTAATGACTGCTTTGTGTCGCCGTCCTCGCTAGTTGTTACTTTACTGATATTCCAGTAAAACTGCGCATAGTCCGAAAGGTTGTCGTTTACAATGCTGGCGTCAATATAATTGCCAGTTTCGCTTTGTCCATTTTGCCAGATCTCTACTGGCGTAATTGAATATCCCATTATTTTATTTTTATGTTACGATTGCTAATTTGTAAAGAGTGCCGCCGATATCTACTTCAATATACTGCGTAGTGTCTAGTGCTACTGCCGCTGCTACGCGGCTACCTAGTTTCCACTCTGCGGCTGTGCCTGTAGTCGGTGCGCCTGTTTTTATACTATTAGTAGTTTCGAATTTACCTGTACTAGTTTTTATTCTTGTTACTGTTGTTCCATATTCACTAATTACAAAATCCCCAGTAGTTAAATTATCTCTACCAAAATCCCAATAATTAGTACCACCAGCATCTGAAGTTCTAAAATTTCCTTTTCCTTGACCTACAGCGTCAGCGCCACCTTTACCCCAAATAACAGCCTCAACTCCAGCAAAATTGTTAGATACTATTCTTCCTACTACGTCTAATTTATATCCGCTGTCTGTTGTAGTGCCGATAAGAAAATTTCCGCCAGCCGTAAACCTGGCGCGTTCTGTATTTGAAGTTCCAAATACCAATGGATCAGGCCCAATACCAAATAAAGCTAAAGAACTTGCCCAAGCACTAGTACTTGCATTTGCCCAACCTATGAAGCCTTTATCTGTTAAAGACGAACTCCTAAATAATGTTCCAGAATAAGCATTTGCACTAGTATTTGTCATAATCATTATGACATTACCAGCACTTGAACTTTGTGTAGCGTCTATAAGACAAGCAGGCGTACTAGTTCCCAGGCCCAAATTTCCTGCGCTATCTAGGCGCATTTTTTCTGCGCCAGCTATTTGTAAAGCTATTGCTGTACCTGTAGTATTGTTCAGCTGTGTTATTCCTGTACCAGTAGGTGCAAAGTTTATTCTGCTATCAATGTTTGATCCAACAGATTTTAACCATAATAAATCTGTATAACCACTAGCGCCCTGTAATGTCAAAGGCGTATTTGCAACAGGCGTAATAGTTCCAATTCCAACATTTTTATTAGTGTCAATGTATAATGCTGACGCTGTATTAATTTCTAAATCTATTACTCCACCAATAGCAACATTTAATATAGTTGCACTACTAGACGCGGCAAAAGAATGATTTGTATTTGAAGGCGTTACTGTGTAAGGATATATTGCACCAAAACCGCTACCGCCAGTAAAAGCGCCAATTTTTAATCCCTGTGTTAAATCAGAAAAACTACCACGTCCATTAACGACTAATTTGTCGCCAGTATTTACAGTAGTACCTATTAAAGTATTTGCCGCAAAATAGTTTAAATCGCTTGCACCCTCTTGATATATTCCCCACCTATTTGTAAAAGTAACTGTACCAGTATTGGCCGTTTGGTCGTTAATTAATAGGCCGTAGTTATTTGTAACTGTTACTGCGCTGCCAGTATTATCAGGAAACAACACGCGCAGGCCAGCTAGGTGCGTAATAGTACCAGTAGCACTACCATTAAAGGCCCAGCCTGTTGTTAAATTACTATATGCTCTTATTTGCGTTCCCTGGCTTTGCGTCAGTGTTCCTGTTCCAGTAAAACTAACTGAATTATATGCGTCTAGTCCGCTGCGTGATCCGCTAGGTATTGTAGCGCTACCTGCTAGGCTTAAATCTAGGCTTGCACCTAGCGCAGTAATTGCATTAGGACTACTAAAACTGCCGCCAGCTGCTACAGATAAATTATAGTCAAAATAGTTTGCCCTAGCTAGTCCTGTACTGTACGTTTCAACTGCTGTAAATTCTGTTTTGTTAGTAGCTGCTAATACTGCAATAGCATTTGTAGATAAAACAGTATTGTATAATTCAAAAAAGTTTGTGCCACTATTATAGTTATCGCCAATGCGCCAAAGTCCACTACCGCTACGCTGAAAAGCTAACAAGCTATTTGCTGTTGCGCTAGTAGAATTTAGCTGCGCCATTATACCTGTTGAATGTATGTCAAGCGCTGCGCCTGGCGTTGCTGTAAAAAGTCCTAGTCCAGTGGCATTAATATAAGCTACTGGCGTGCTAGATCCGTTATTTTGTACATTAAAACGGTATCTGCTTTTATATGTCGCCGCCGCTGCGTCTGTTGTTTCAATAGTTAGCTGCGTCGTTTTAAAAGTTCCTGCGTCGTCTTGCAACTGAAATTGCAAGCCTGTTCCATTACCTACTGCCGCTGTTCCACTAGACAAACTATGTTTTACTAATAGCGGATACTGACCGCCAGTAGTATTTCCTGTCCTTTCTTCAATTACTGCTGCGTAGCCGCTGCTAGCAGTAGTGTTAATTGCATAAATAGCTGACGCACTAGATCCACTACCAGCTACAGTAGTGTAATTAGCATAAATTCCGTAACCGTCTGTCTTTACTGCCTCAATCCTGGCTGTAGGTACTGCTGTAGCTACACCTAAAAAACCATTTGTATTATCCCAAAATAAATTGGCGCTAGATCCTATCGCCTGGCTGCTGGTAAAATAGGCTACCTGCGTAGCCGTACCAGTACCAGTGATTGTGCTAGATCCTGGGCCGCCGATTAGATCCCAGGTTGTGCCGTTATCTCTATAGATCTCAAAAGTATCTGTAGAAACGAACAGCCTACCAGTTTGGCCTGCCGCTGGACGGTTAGCAAACGTGTTGCTATTAATCGCAGGACTGCCTAGCTGGTTTAATATATTAAAATTGACAAACATTAAACGTATCTTTTAAGAATAACAGTTAGCTGATTTGTGCCTGCGCCGCTGAAATTAAACGTATATACTTTTACGTTAATCTCATTTTCGTTTCCTGTTATATTCCAGGACTGATTGGGCGTTAGTAAAAAACCGTCCACTGTTACGTTACTTGTTCCCTGATTAACAAAAATTACACTATTCGCGTTAGTATCTGTTTGGCTACTAGCGCTAAAAACTTTTGTTTCAGTTATATATTTTTTGCACGTCATTTGCAAGCGCTTTTATCTTTTGCGTACATATCGGCAAAAGTAGTTTCGTCAGGTAAAAATGTTGTTTGATCTACAGCGTCAGCAACTAACTGCCTAGCTGTACTTGCCGCTGCCTGTGCGCTTGGCGCGTCTGTGCCATTTACTTTACGTCTTTTTAAAAGATAGTAATATAACGCGGCTGCGGCTGCTATGTATATCCAGGTCTTTTTCATTTCTTAATTTTTAAACTAATACTGAATCATCAAACCCACGAATAAACGCTGGCTTAACTAGCGCCTGCGTTACTGCTTTTGCTTTCTTTTTAGAAACGCCAGTTTTTACAGCGCGTTTAACTGCTGCTTTTTGCGCTGCTTTAGCCGCTTTTTGTTGCGCTGTCTTTTTTGGAAACAGCGTTTGTATAATCTTTGTACCTACTTCAATTGGAGTAGGCTTGACTGTTTCCTGGTATTCTGTTTCAAATTCTTCAGCTGTTTGCTTTATAGGCATATCGGCTGTAACAGTAACGCTAGGACGTCTGCGAAACGCCATAAATGCAAGCGCTGCGCCAGCAACTAGCAGGATTGGTAATATATTTTTTTTCATCTGTTTGGTAGTTTATTGGTAAAGGCTATTAATGTTTTTAGCTGGTTATCGGAAAGTCCGTCCCAGGGTAATAAGCCGCCACCATTTGTTAAAAAAGAAAGTAGATCCTCTTTATAGATCTGCTGAAAAACGTCTGCTAGAAATGATACTGCTGCTTTGCTCGGCACTCTACTAAATGCTGCTAGTACAGCGTTAAAGTCGTCCTGGAAAATTCCAAACGCATTATGTATCTGTCTAGCTAGCCTTTCTGCCTCGGCGCGCACTATTAATCTACCGCCTACTCTTTTATAGTAACTAGGTTTAAAATAACTATTAGGATCAGTAATTAACTGACTGGCCGCCTGCGTGCCTGGGCCTGCTGCTAGTCCACCAGCAATAAGTATGCGCTTAATTGCCGTAAATGCTAGCAGGCCGCCAGCTATATATATTGCGTCCTTTGTCGTTATTTTCATTTCCGTAGCATTGATAACAGCATTGTAATCTGCGTTTCAGGCATAGCTGCCAGCTTTGCCAGGTCGTCTGCTGTTACACCTTTACTAAATAAAATTTGTAGTGTTGTTTCAATATCCTGCGTACCACTTACTGCTGCAACTCTCGGTCTAGCAAAATTTCCAACTAAATTACCTAGCGCAGCTATTAACATTTGCTGCACTTGCGGCTGTTGTAACATTCCTGCTAGTATGCTGCTAGGCGTCGCTGGCTGTTCTTCTTCTTCTTCATCTTCTTCGTCCATTTCTGCCAGTCGTTCTGCACGCAAAGCGCGGATCTCATTTAGGATCTCGTTATTTATTTGTGCCTGCTGGTTGCTTACGCCGTAACCTGCTATCATTCCTACTGGCGCCTCATTAACTACGAATACTTTGTTAAGCGCAGGCGTTGCTTTCTCTTTGTCCTTATCATTAAAGATACCTAGTACAAAGTTATTGTAGTCGTCACTTGATATTAACGCAAGTTCGGACTGCAATTTTTGGTAGCCTTCGTCTTTATCTTTACCGTCATAAGCGCCAGTAATGTTTCTAGGCATTACTGAAAAACGGTATAATTTCCAGGCCGCTTGCGGCTGTTCATTGTACCAGTTTAATACTGCGCCTGCAGTTCGTAGTTGTGCTGTAGCAGCCATAGTTTAAATATAATAAACTCCAAAAATGAAACTAAAGTTTGCTGTGTTAGCTGGTGCGCTAGCAATTTGAATAAATGACTTATCCCAGGTAACTTTTTGGCCCTGGAACTCAAACAGACCACGTACAAACGGCGTGCTTGCGCCAGTTGTTGCCTGTGTGCGTACTAGTGACACTAAAGGGATTCGGTAAAGATCCTGGCGCTCATTTGCATACAGTACCAGGTAAGATTTTTGTAGGATTGCTGCTGTTGCTGTTGCTACGTTATTGGGGGAAACTGTCATAGTATCAACTCCAAAAGATTCCATAGCTAGCAGGCTAGTGTAACGCAATTTTGGTAGGTCAGGAAACGACCATTGTGTTTGCGTCTGTCCACTAACAGCAACTCCAGGTACTAGTAACTCTACTAGTTCGTACTTCGCGGCTTTAAATGCCATTTTGATAAAGTTTAAATAGGGCCAGCACTAGGCTGGCCCTGGTTAAAATAATAATTAGCGTACAGGCGTTACGTTTTGTGCCAAATGACCACGCATAATAATAACGGCGCGGCTGTTTGTTTCAACGGCTGCCATAGCTGAAGCTAACTGAACAGACAAAATGTTCTGTTTAGATCCTACAAGCACCCAAGCTGGCTCTACTGGATAAAAAGCAGAATCAGCACCGCTTTGTTGATCTTTGTAGTCAATACCTGACGTAGTGTAATCTGCGTCAGCTGTTTCCTGCTGCTGCGGAACTGAATAGTGACGGTACAAATCATAGCTAGGTACAATTTGACGACCATTAACAGTTAAAGACAGGCTAGAATTGTACCAGTTGTACAAGCTAGTAGCTGTGTTAGCTGTTGAAAAAATGCTAGCGTTAGGGTAAGTTACCAACTGAAAGTTAGTAGCTGTGCTGCTGCTAGGCTTGCAGAAAAATAATCCAAAACTAGAACACACAAAGGCGTCCTGTAATGCAAGACGGTTTTCTGTGTTAGTTGCACTAGTAGAACTAGTAGATACGTCGTTTACTAATACTGGAAATTGATAGTTTGTGATAGTAGTTGATAAACTTACTTCCAAACGAAGATAGGACTGTGAAAGTACAGCCTGTCCAAGAGAGAAACCAGCGTTATTGATCGCTTGTTTCGCTTTTTCAAATGCTAGGCGTGTGCCTACTGCTGTTGCCATTTTTTTTGTTGCCCTGTTCGTTGGCCCAGGGCTGGGCTTTTAGTTTAAATAAAGGTGAATACAGGTGATCCCAATTAATACTCGTCGCTTTCCTCGTCAAAACCAGCTAATACAGAAACATCGTCGCCAGCCATAACGCTGTCATCGCCAGCAATTACACTAATGTTGTCAGGTACTTCGCCAACTGTTACTGGAAAAGTCATTGTGTCGTCCATTTGTCCTAATGCAGGTACTAAATTTCCAACTAGACCAGCGCCGCCTGCTGCGATCATTCCGTTACCGATTGACTTACCCAAGTCGCCTTTTAGGATCATTGGGAAAGCTAGTCCGATACCTAGAACTGCTGCATTTTTGATACGCTCATCGCCAACTGGTATGAAACCAGCGACTTTTTTACCAATAACTGCACCAGCGATAATTCCCAATGCAGCTGTAATGTTGGCTTTGCCAACTGCACCCATACGACGGCGTGAACTGCGTCTGCGTGTGCTTTTTCTACGTCTTGCCATTTTTTGTTTATTGTTAAGTTAATACGTCCTAATTACCATAGTAGCTTGTCAGCAAAGTAGCCTGGCGATCCTTTTACTTTTCTGTCTTTTTCGTGCCTGGCTTTGTAAAGTTTTCGGCGCTGATCTGCTACTGTTTTTCCGAATAACTTTTTGTAGGTAGGATAGTCCAAATATCCTTTCGCGCCTACACTAACTACAAAATTTCCTTTTCTGTCATATACATCAAGTTTTTTATCTGCCTTACTACTGGGCCGCACTTTTACATTTAGTCGCTTTGCCTGGGCCAGCGTGTAAGGCAAGATTTTGTACATTATTTTTTTACGAATAAATCATTTTTTGTAAATCTCAAAGGAACTAATGCAGTACCATTGTCAGTATTTCTCATTAAATACACAATTCTTTCACTAGGACTTACATATCTGTCTTTTGGTAATTTATCAAAATACTCCATTCTTTGTATGTTATCAATTTTGTATTTAATAAAGTATTTTGATTTGTGTGGCGTGCCAGTAATTTTTGACAATCCACTCATTACGCGGATATTTACGTTATGGCTTTTAGTATCTGTGTGCATTTCTGTACTTCTACTTTTTTTAGCCTTAACTTTTGTTGCTGCTTTCTTTTTAGGCGCTGCACCTACTTTCTTTTTTCCAGCCTTACTATAGCTAATAGCAAACGCTTGCTTTACTGCTTGCGCCTGCGTTAGTTTAGGGTTTTTCTTGCGCAGTTTTTTAGCCTCGGCTACTACTGCTTTAAATTTTGCCCTGGCTGCTCTTTGTTTCGCTGTCATTATTTTCTAGTTGCAAAATACAGAACAGCTGCGCCGCCCAGTATTAAGGGTAAAAAATTTGGTTTTCCTGTATCTACTTTTTCTGTAAAAGCTGGCGTTTGTGTTATTTCCATACTAGGCGCGCTATCCTCGTCAAAAACCTGGTCGGCTGTATCAATGTTTGCCGCCTCGGTTGCTGCTTTAGGCTCTAGCGCTTTTTTTGCTAGTTCCTGCGCTTTTGCATTTAGCGCGTCTTTTCCTAGTTGTACCAGTTCCGCAGGATCAATACCAATATCGCGTAGGACGTTTGCTACTTTTACTAGTAATGGCGCTGCGGCTGTTGCTGTTGCTGCCGCTGGCGCTACTCCTATGTAACTATCGTCGCCAAAAATTCTTTTTTTCTTTGATCCTTTTTCCCAGGCTGATTTTAACGCTTGCAATTTTCCGCCTACTCCTTCCCAAAAATTAGTAATCTTGCTAGGCGCTTTTTGCCAGGCTGCTGCTAATTTATTTCCTAGTCCGCCAAAGTTTAACGCTACTAGCGCTAAAAATGCGTTGCGTACTGGCGCTGCTGCTACTTTTAATACAGCTTTTGCGCCTTTCTTAAGCACTTGCCCTGCTGTACGTCCAGCAGCTTTGCGAGCAGCTTTCACTTCTGTTACGGCTGCTTTTTTCGCCGCTTTTGTCGGCGCGCTTTTCTTTGCTGCTTTAGCAGCTTTTAGGGCCGCTTTTTGTTGCGCTGTTGCGCCTACTCCGCTAATTGAATATAATGCCATAGGTTTTCTATCTGTTGCGTATGTGTACGCTTTTTTATAGTCAAATTTATTTAAAACTGGATCTATCCAAATTTCATTTTTTGTGCCAGGGTTTAATACTACAAAAACGTGCTGCGGCTCTTTGTTAAATACTCTATAGCTTGCAAACCTGTACGCAAATGGTATGCCTAAATTCTGTAAAATTCCGCCAGCAAATAAACTGTAATGCTTGCAGTCGCCGTACCCCTGCGCTAGTATTGCACTAGGACTTTTTACAGTTTGTCTGCTACCAGGCTCGATAATGTATTTTATATTTCCTTTAAGAAAATTAAAAATTTTCCTGGCTGTATCTCTAGTAGATCCTGCATTAAAAAAAGAACTGATTTTGGCATAA